GTAAGCAACATTGTAATTGATAGTAATTTTTTCATATTACCAAGTTTTTTTGTTCTCCAGTTGCCATGAGAACCTTTATTAAATCACGGAAGCGTGGAACTGCAATGCCACGTCTTTGAATGATGGTCGTAGGAAACCGTTGTGTACAGATGTAGTAATAGCAGCCCACGCTATAGCGTGAGAACCACTATGCTATCCTTGTACACGGTTGAAAATTTCCTACGTTTTCATTCGCACGAGATAAGCATAACGCTTCTTTATTTTCTAATATGTCTTGGAGAGGGGTCTCCCCCAATCCAAACGCAAAAGTAATAAAAAAGCTGCGATAATCACTTATCTTGTAATGGATTTCTTTGCCTGCCTCAATGGAATAGAGGGCTTTTACAGTTTCATTCCCCTGTCTTTCCGTTGCGGTATAACGGGTTGGCGTATGGTCTGCCGCAACCTCTCGAACTGCTCCTTGAACCATTCGCCGATGGGTCGCAAGTCAATCGTAAGGATAAACCTTCCATTGTCAGAGAATACTTTGGCTTTAACGTCTTTTGCCATGAATTTCCGCTTGTGTTCTTCCGAGTACAACTCGCCGTTGTACTCAATGGGTCTACCTGTCAGCAATGTCGCAGTCTGCTCTTTGTTGAAACCTACAGCAAGGCACAATCTTTCAATGTTAATCATGTCCTTGATTTGCGGAAACCATTTCAATGTCTTATTTAACAACACCGTAAGTCGTGAAATCTCACGTTTGAGATTCGTTTCTGTCTGTGCCAGCTCGTTGATATGCTTCTGTTGCATATCCAACAGTTGACGGCTGTGGTCTGCCTGCAAGGTCTGTATCCGGGTTTGCAGGGCTTCGATGGTTTCCTCGTGGTCGGCTACCTCACGGTGTAGGGCGGTGTTCTCCCTCTCCAGCGTCTTGACCTTGTTGCTCCCGAAAATAGAGCCGACACTCTCGGCGATGTTAGCGGCTGCGGTCGTCGCCGCCCCTTTCAGCCGCTCGGTCTGTATCTCCTTTTTCGCCCGTGCAAGTTCCTCACGTGCCGTATCTTTCTGCTCCTGCAACTCCACCACCTCCGCTTTCAGTTCTTCCGTCTGACGCTTTATGTCACGGTAGTACTGTTGCGTGGAAACGTGCCGTGCTTCCGAACCATCAATCCCCCTTTGCAGCCCGTATTTCGCCATCGCTGCGGCATAGCTGTCCTGATAGGATTTCAGTTTCAGACGGCTCATGATGTCATCGGCGCACAGCCTCACGCTGTCGGCTGGTTTCTTGCGGTAGCGTTTCTTAGCCTGCTCCTCCCGCTTCCTGCGCTTGCGTTCCCCCTTGACTATCGGGACGAGCGTGACGTGCATGTGCGGCGTTTTCTCGTCCATGTGCAGGTGAGCCGCCACGATGTTCTCCTTGCCGAACGTGTCGGCGAAGTATCTTAGGTTGTCGGCGCACCACTCGTCCAACCGTCCCTCCCGTTGGATGCGCTCCATGTCTTCGTGCGTTGCCGACACGTTGATGCGGATAGCCCGTACTTGGTTGCTGCCGACTTTGCGTGTCAGTCCGGCTTCTTCCAGCCTCCTTTGGATAGCCGCCGAACGGTCTTTCACCCTGTCGGGATATTCGATGAGCCTGCGGTTAAGATGCGTGCGTGTGGGGTCGGCGTTCTTCGGTATGATGGAACGCTCGATGTGGGCGGTCGTTCCGCTGTCGGAACCGTGCGCCTTTTCCATGTGTAAGACTACAAATCCCATATAAAAATCCTTTCTTTTTTAGCTTGTGAAACAATGATTCTTCGTATCTTCGGGGACGGCAAAAAGCCGTTCCCGATGGGGTGTGCAGAGGGGCTTGCCCCTTGCCTTATTGGGGAATTTTCAGCGTTGCTTGCAATGCGGCTCGGAAAATTCCCTAATAAGCTATGGTATTTTCTGTCTGCAAATACCCGTGCGCCGTCCGTCCCTGCCTGCTTTGCTTACCTGCTTTGCATACATCACAATGTGAACATCATGTCGGCAGTCCGTGAGTATTGCTTCTGTCACAAACTCCCCTTGTTGTTTTTCCCTTTCGTCATCGGTTGCCGGGGCGGTCGGTTCCGTTTGCGGAGGCTCTTTTGCGTGGGGCTGTCAGACGCAAGGTTCATGGGAAGAATACTACCCGAAGCATGAGGGTAGTATTCTTCCCATGACGGCGTAGCCGCTTGACCTTGCTGCCGACATCGAAGCCCCATGTTACCTTTGCCTCTGAAAACGGAAATGACTGCTCCGGTTGCAGCAAATGGGAACTCTCTCTATTATCCCATTTCCCAGCCGGGTTGATGACGGATGAAAATCCGATGATTTGATGAAACGGCATATAAGCATCTGTATATTAGCGACATGTATGCTCATCAACTTCTCATCGGAATACTCGCCAAAAGAGAAACGACATGGTAAGACATACTTTCCGTTCATCGACAAATATCCGTTGATGAGAATTTGATGAACATATATATATCTTATAATCATATATTTACTATATGTATTCATCATTTCATCAGAATAACGGTTTCATTTCCGTACTTGCATTCCATATCGGTAAGCAATTAAGCAATGATGTGTAGGCTTGACGATTTGAACAATTGGTGATTTGGATATTCAACGGTTTCATGACGGCATGACGACATACTTACCGATATGCAGCGTCAGAAAATATTCATCTTTTTCTTTTCGCCGGTACATCCTCTTTAACAAGGCATTGCGCAGCCTCTCCGCACCGCATGAGCCTATACGGAATGCGAGTGCGACAACCATTTCAAAACTGTAAACGTCTAACCCGTAACCGTTCTCCAAATGCAGATAACGCTTCGTGTCGCACTCTTTCAGAACTCCGCCCTTGTAAACGGCTCTGATTCCTGCTCGGACTGTCTGGGCAATTACCCCGAATAGCCCGACAAGTTCCGGCTCGGACATCCACACATTGGCTGTATCGGTCGGCATGATGATATTACCGTGTTCGTCCATCGTGATAATGTTTCTTTCTTCTTTCATCGGTATTCGCTTTAAGGGTTACTAAATGGCACGGCAGATGTTCTTCTCCATGTCCTCCAACTTGTGCGACAAGGCTTCCATGTCCTGACTTATCTTTTGAGCGGTGATTTTGGCGTATATCTGCGTAGTCTTGATGTTCGTGTGCCCCAACAGTCGGCTCACGGTTTCAATGGGTACACCGTTGGATAAAAGCACGGTCGTTGCGTTCGTGTGGCGTGCAACATGATAGGTCAAGCGCACCTTGAAACCGCACTGCCTGCCTATCCCTTTCAGTATCTTGTTGCAGGTGGTATTGCTCGGCATGGGGAAAACATGACCGTCCCGTGTCATTCCCTTGTACTTCTCTATTATCCTTTGTGGAACATCCAACAGACGGATATTGGATTCCGTATTCGTCTTCTTCCGTCGGGTGATAATCCATAGGTTGCCGTCGAAGAAGGTTTGCAGACGGTCGGTGGTGAGGTTCTTTACATCGGAATACGCCAGCCCCGTGAACACCGAAAAGACGAACAAGTCCCGTACAAGCTCATGCTGTCCGTTCTTCATCGGTGCATTTATAAGCGTCTGTATCTCCGCTTGGGTAAGGTAGCCCCTATCCACGCTTTCGGGGGAGTTGATATACCCGGCAAAGGGGTTGAACGGCAATCGCCCGTCGTTCCTCGCTATCGAGATGATGTGTTTCAGCACAATCATGTAGCCCCATACGGTATTGGTGCGGCATTTCTTCTCCGTCCGCAGGAAATACTCGAAGTCGTTGATGAAGGAGAGGTTGAGTTCCTTTAACGGGATGTCTTCACGCTTGTAGGTATGGGGCAAGAACTCCCGGATGTGCTTGCAGACGGTCAGATAACGGGTAAATGTTCCCTTTGCCCTGCTGTGTCCGACTTTCTTTGCAAATTCTGCATTGTGCTGCTCGAACAGCTTTAACAAGGTTTCCTGCTTGACACCGATACCGAGATAGGTGTCTTTCAACTTGGCGGCGGTAACATACCCGTCCGTCTGCATAAGCTCTTGATAGCGGCGGTTCACGTCCACACGGATTTTATCGACGGTACGGTTGATTCGCTGCGCCTCGATGCTCTTGCCCGAAGCACGGCTGTTTTTCACATCCCACAAGCGTGGGGGAACGTCCAGCTTGCAGCTGAACTGTTTAATCTCGCCGTCCACTGTAAGACGGCACATCAGGGGCAGGTTGCCGTTGGGCTTCGCACTGCCTTTCTTCACGTAGAATAAGACTTTGAATGTACTTCGCATAACTCACACTTTTTGGGTTACAAAATTAAGTTACAGTGAGTTACCGACAGATATGCAAACCTGCGCAAATCGAAGAAATAGAAGCCTTTAACTAAAAACTTTCATCCGTTACAGTAGTAATGGGGTGGTAACTGAACTCTTGCCGCTTTTGGCTTCAAAGTGGCTTTTAGTTGCTTCCTTACTACGTAAAAACGAAGTGTAACGAACACTGTTCCAGTGCTATTCGCTACGCCTCGCTCAAATTTGTTATTTCGCTATGTGTTTATTTTATGCTCACCTGCTGCCCTAATTTATAGTATTCGTGCTTTTTTATCCATGTCTTTCAGAAAATAGCAGATTGTATTTTCTGCTTTGGCGCTGACGGCCATTGCCCGTTTTTGAGCAATAGGGCCAAAAATGTAATGCCGCAAATTGGGTGGATGTTCTATGTATTTTGCGAAACAGAACCCAAGATTTACAGAGGCGTAAAATTCACTTGGTTTAGTCCGCGCCTTTGAAAGTACGGTACGATTCCGCTGGCCGCTAATCTTTATATACCCCCGATTAACTAATGTAGTTCTTTGCATCGTGTGAATTGGGAGTATTAAGTATTGATGCGGGGTTATGGTATCGCGCACCTGATAGATATAGATAAATCTTCTGACTATTGTTTCCAGATCGTGCGGAAATCTTATCCATTCTCCACTATATTTACTTATCAGGTCTGCTACTCGCACCGGGACAACATCATCGTAAGTCCACCGTGGAGCTTCATTAAACGTCGGGTTTGTAAATGTCGATATTCTGGGATAACGTTCGGCAAGGGTGTTGTTGATCGACGGGGCCCCTACAAAATGCCATTGAGTGCCCATTATAGAGCGGTTCGGTATTTTGTCTCGCTTCTGCCGGTGCCGTGACGTGCATCGAGCAAGTCCTATGAATAGTTTAGGCATAATCCGGTTGAAATATTCCGTGCTACACATGGGCCGAAAATAGATGTCCGCATTAAGCAGCCCTCCGGTTTCATTGGTGAAATGCGTACTTTTGTCTTGTTGTTTATAGATCACGCGGATAACCAACCCCGGTAATTTACCGTCGTCCTCAACACTCCCGCCGCCGCTGGCTGCGGGGACGTAAAGTTTATGGGATGCCGGGTCTTTTTTTACCTCAACGGTGTAGCCGGTTGTTATCTGCGCTGCGGCCACTCCACCAATAACGGTTTCTGTGGCTGCGGGTAGTTCATACGGAGCCGGGGTGTTATCCAAATCGTTGTAGTCGCCGCTTGTGGCGACGGCGGCCAGCTCCGGCATAGTCGGATATGCCGGGATATACAGTCGATGCGTTTTGGGGTCTATCTGCACCTCAACGGTGTAGTTCTTTCCTTTGTCTGCGGCAATAATACCACCTAATTGGGTAGCTGAAGCCGGGAATAATTCCTGTGTGCTGTATTCGAGGTCGTTCCATGCCGTAACGCCGTCGCCAAATTTGATGCGCCGCGTATCGAGCTCCAGCCCGATCTCGCCCTCTTGTAATATCGGATTGACCGCGGCCCAGCGTGCCGCAGTTCCGCGCCGCTGCTGAAACCGCGTATGAATAGTGATAATTTGATTCATTGTTTCTATGCGTTACCGCCGTCCATGATGAAAGTATTGTTCGCATCCTGTAAATAGCTGGTGAGGCGTGCAGGCGTAAAGTACAGACGGCTGCCCTCTGCTATGTCGTCAGTCGTAAGAGTTATAACGCCGACTTTTCCGTTTACGGATAATACGGCGTTGGCCGGGACGGGTATGCGCTTCCAGTTCGCCAGTTCTTTGGGATCGTTACCTGCGAGGATAAACGCCCCTGCCGGCGCATCGCTTCGCAAGCAGATGTCACCTTTCTGTACGGTTTTGGCTAACATTTCCGCGTCGCTGGCGGCTTCTACGACATCTACAATCGCAAGCTGCGGCAATACAGACGTGTTTAGTTTGCCGGAAGCATCCAATATCGGTACCTGTCCGGCGGTGGTGCCGACATTGCGCGATGCCGCCGTACCTGCATCCCGGATTTTATAGAGGGGCAGCGATGGTACGTCGTTTTCGGTAATTGATAAAGTCGTTGCGATTGAAATATTACCGCTTCCGTCGAATGAGGCACTACCACCTACGCCGCCTGTAAGGGCGATTGTCCGGGCTGTTTTCAGTTTGTCGGCCATCAATGCCTTATCGACATATCCGGTGTCGGGCCCCGCTCCTGCTGATTTCGCATATTTATCTTGCTGCATCACCCCGAGGGCGTCGAAACTTTCGACGGTAACAATTTGCTGTAATACCCTTTCCAAATCGTCACTCCATGTCACCATATACAGCGTAGGTGGCGTTGTCATAATGTGCATGAAGATTGTTCCCGGTTCCCATTTTTTCGCGTCTTCATCAGTTGGGGGATCATCAAAAAGAATGACTTTCCCAAGAGTATTTTTAGGCAGCATTGTGAATACCTTTGTGCCATCGCCTATTTTTAGATACTGCTTGTCCGTGCAATATCCCATTTCTCCTTTTATCAGTACCGGATTGGCCTTTATCCAATTCGATTCGGTATCGTTGCGAAGAACGAGCTTTGCTTTTAATGTTACGTTTGCCATAATGATAGGTTTTTATGCGTTTCCTCCGTCGATAATGTCTATTTCGTCATAGTGTTTTCCAATGACGCAGTAAGTTAAGTGTTCATCATCCCACCGATATAGTTTGCTGGCTTGCATATCCAGATACAACATGTTCGGATTTCCGATGTTTGGAAAGTTGTGGTATGTTTGAAAGCTGCGCAGTCCCTCGGCTGGGATGTTGGTATTTTGTGTTCCTATCCACCAATTCCCGTCTGGGCCGACATGAGGGGTTATGCCATCTTTTCCGTCGATTCCAATACGGGTTACAAAATCGAAATACAGCCGATGCGAAAGCGCCGAGCCGTCCGCAACCGTTAGATTGCCCTGCTGGATTGTGCAAATCAATTTCATGGTCGTATTTCGCGTGCTTTTATTAGGGGGATTGTCCGACGCTCGGCCTTGAGTACTGCATCGGTCAGCGTGTCGCGGAGTTCAATCGTCAGTACGATTTCACCCTCGTCCATATCGACCGTGGCTGAAGCTGGGACATTTATAAAGTAGTGGGCGCTGTCGCGTCGCTCGATCTTCAAATCCGCCGATGTGTCCGAACGTGCTACGATGCACACGCCGCGTCGTGATGTCGAAAGCTGGGCCGTAATTCGGTATCGGTCGAGATTGTCAAACCATGCTGACGGGATGATCTCGGGCAACACGTCTGGTATGTCTATCTCGTCCTTTATGGCCGTGAATAGCATCCCGAAACTTGTGCCTGCAATTATCGCTTTTGTGCGCCAGCAATTCATTGTTATAGTCTTTTGCGGATGATTATGCCGATGATCGCCCCGGTCAGCAGTCCCCAGCCGATTTTTCCCGAGGTGAGCCAGAACCGCTGCCACCATGTCAGCGGCATAGGTACAGGGATTTCGATGCGTTCGCGCTCTTGCCGGTCGATTGTCTGGGTTGTCGTCGTGTCTGTAACCTCAACAGGGATGTTTATCGGCTTCTCCTGCGGCTTGTTCCGTAGGTCGTGGTATAACTTACCATCGGGACGGATAAAAGCGTCAGAAACGGCGTAATCC